AACGCATTACAACGCTATCACGCTGCAAATCTTCCAGAATTGATGGAGAAGATTTCTAAAAACAGCATAGGATTAGACAATTATTTTGATAATTTCTTTAATTCTGAATTTCCACAATCAAACTATCCTCCATACAACTTGATACAGTTAAATAATCATGAATCAAAATTGGAGATCGCACTTGCAGGGTTCAAGGAAAATGAGCTCAAAGTCTATACGGAGTTTGGAAAACTATTTGTGGAAGGCAGAAAAGAAGAATCGGAAGTTGATGGATCGTTTGTCCACAAAGGATTGGCCCAACGTAGTTTTAAACGAGTTTGGACGATCACCGACGATACGAAGGTTGGATCAGTCAAGTTTGAAGATGGACTCCTCACCGTGGAGTTAAATAAGATTGTACCAGAGCATCATGCTCGTAAAACTTACTTAGGAGGTGCAGATCATGAAACTAACTAGTCCATTCAGCATTATCCATAATGCTATTAGTGATCTCAAAAGAGTTCCTAAAGATAAGAGACAAAAACCAAAAGCTGTGGTATAATACCAAAGTTGGTAAGGGCAAGACCGATCCGATGAATTCGCTAGGCAGTGTGTGCTCGTAAGTCCTACCGATGGCTGGGTGATCTGAACACAAATAAGTCCCCCCGATGGTACAATGGGGCTGAGTATAAGCAGCATATGTACCCCAACTGCGGTAATCCCCTTTGGTGGTTTCAGGATTAGCGGCTATAGGAAATCACCACTTTTTTATTATAAGTGGTTATGGCAGAGTTTAATGATTTTGAACCTCTTGATTTCAAGAAAGAGGGTATTGTATTAGATTATAAAACTGCAGGAGTTGATATTGACGCTGGTAATGAATTTGTAAAATCTATTCCAATCGCCAATAAAGGATTTGGTGGTATGTACAAGGTTCCTCAAGGATATGAGGAACCTATTTTAGTGTCTGGAACTGATGGTGTAGGAACTAAAATTAATATTGCTGAAGCTGCTGGAGATTATAAAACTATAGGAATTGATTTAGTTGCTATGTGTGTGAATGATATAATCACATGTGGTGCTAAACCATTATACTTTTTAGATTATATTTCTACTAAAAAAATAGATCATAGAGTAGCTGATACTATGGTTGGTATTCTCAAAGGATGTGAAATTGCAGGAGTAGAACTTATTGGTGGAGAGACTGCAGAGCATCCTCACTTTCAAAATAAAATAGATCTTGCTGGATTTTGTACTGGTATTGTAGAGAAAACAAAAATTATAGATGGATCTGCTATTAAACCAAGTGATAGAATTATTGGATTAGCAAGTAGTGGTATTCATAGTAATGGATATAGTATTGTTAATTATTTGTCACAAAGACTTAAATTAAATTATTGTAATTATCCTGAGTTACTTACACCTACAACCATTTATTCTCCTGTTGTAAATCGTCTTCTGAAGGAGGGTGATTGGATCTATGGTATGGCACATATTACTGGAGGAGGCATTCCTGAGAACCTTCCTAGATGCCTTCCAGAAGGGGTTAAAGCACACGTTGATTGGAATGCTTGGAGTGTTCCAGAGATCTTCTTAGAGATCCAAAGACAAGGTAATATGGATGAGTTGGAGATGAGACGAGTGTTTAATCTTGGTATTGGATATTGTGTAATTGTTCCTGATAATAGGAAGGAACTTACTATGGATATTATTAGAGATGAAGGTATAGACTGTTGGGAAATTGGTGAAGTTTATGAGGCAACTTGTTAATGGCACACGTATGTGTTCATACTGGTCCTCATGATGCTTCTGTATCAATTGTGGAAGATGGACAATTGATACATTTAATAGAAGAGAGATTTTGTCATGCTAAACATGCTTGTACAGCAATGTATGCTGTACAAGATGTTCCAACTTGGTGTTCTTATATAAATCAGCTTAGTTTTTCAAATCTATTCTATCAACATACTGATTTTGGATTTACTCAGGCATTTCTGGTTGATATTTTAAAAATTCCTTTGCGAATTGATGAGAAGATAGGTTCTCCAATGAAAGGAATTATACATGTTGATCATCATTTTTTGCATGCAAAAGCTTCACATAGTCATTCTGGATTTGATGATGCTGTAATTTTAGTTGTTGATGGTGCTGGAAGTAATTATACTTTTGGTAAAGAAAATCTTTCAATATATGAGGTATCTGATAGATGTTTTACTCCTTTGTATAAATCTGTAGTTGGTGATGGAAAACTTATTAGTGTTGAAGCACCAGAATTTGTAGATAAAAAAACAAATATAGGAGTGGGATATGTATATACATCAGTTTCTGAATGGTTGGGTTTTAATGGATTAGAATGTGGTAAAACTATGGGTCTTTCTGCGTATGGGGAAGAGGATGAAACTATACCAGAGTTGATTTCAATAGAGCATCATGGAAATAAAAGTTGTCTCATTACTGTCGATAGTTATAATAATACTAATGCAAATCAAAAATATTCTCAGGTTGCTAATTTAGGAGTGTGTGGATCATTGATTGATGTAAAATATCTCAATCAAGGTACAAATATAACAGAATCTATTAAAGCTAATGTTGCATATAGAGTTCAGAAAGATTTTGAAAAATATTTAATTCATACTTGTAATAAAGCATTAGGTATGTCTAAAACTAAAAATTTAGTATTGACTGGTGGATGTGCTTTAAATTGTGTTGCTAATTATAAACTACTTAAAGCATTACCCGATGATGTTAATTTATATGTTGATCCAACCTGTGATGATTCATCTGTTAGTATAGGTGGTGCATATCAAACTTATCATAAGGAAAATCCTAATACATCATTTAAATTGACAACTTTATATAAAGGAAGACCCTTGGAATATAAGTATGAATTAGAAGATGATGAAAATGAATATGAAGCAAAACCTGAAGATATTGCTAGATTAATATCTAATGGTAATATAGTTGCTATTGCACAAGGTAGAAGTGAAATAGGTCCAAGAGCACTTGGTAATAGATCTATATTATTTGATCCTAGAGTAAAGGATGGTAAGGATATAGTTAATAGGGTAAAGAAAAGAGAATACTTTAGACCATTTGCTGGAACTGTTCTTTTAGAACATGCTAGGGAATGGTTTGATATGGATAGATTAGAAGAGAGTCCTTTTATGATGTATGCTGTAGATGTATTAAAATCTCAAATAGATAAGATACCTTGTATAACTCATGTTGATGGAACTTGTAGAGTGCAAACAGTTACTAGAAATCAAAATAAAAATTATTATGATTTGATTTCTGAGTTTTATAAATTAACTGGAGTTCCTATTCTTTTTAATACTTCATTTAATCTTGCTGGTGACACTATGGTGGATACTATTGAAGATGGTCTTTGGACTTTAAGGAATAGTGAGATTGAATATATGTACTTACCAGAAATAGAGACATTGATTCATATAAAAAATATGGTATAATAAAAAGAAAATTGTTAAATGGCAATTAAATTAACCCTTTTAAAATCAGGAGAGATGCTTATATCAGATGCTAAGGAATTAGTTGCTGATAATAATACCGTTGAACCTTATGCATATGTTCTTGATCATCCTCATGTAGTTTTAACTACTCCTAAAAGAGATGATAGTGATCAGATAGATGTTTTATTTAAACCTTGGATTATTATTTCTAAGGATACTAAAATGTTAGTTCCAACTGATTGGGTTGTGACTATTGTTGATCCTATTGATAGTATAAAGAAGATGTATATAGATAAAAGTAAGTCATTTAAGAAAGAAGATACAAAAGAGGAAAAATCCGATGGCAATTAAATGCGTTCTAGTTGATGTTGACAATGTTCTCATCACTGAAATTGAAGAGATGATGGTAGAACCAGGTGAACCTGATTGCAAGTTTATTAATCCTTATAAATTTGTTGATATTGATAATATGTCACCTTGGATTCAGGCTTCCAATCAAACTGAATTTATGATAAGATCAGAGGACATTCTTACTATTGCCGATCCTACTGAGGAGGTAATTGAGAAATATAAAGAACTCACTTCATAATGCGATTTTACACAAACGTTCAGATGGTTGGGGACAACTTCTTGGTGCGTGGTTACGAAGATGGAAAACACTTCGCAACCCGTGAGAAGTTTTATCCAACCCTTTTTGTTGATTCAAAAAAGAAAACAAAATATAAAACTTTAACAGGTGAATCTGTAGAAGCGATTGAGCCAGGTACTGTTAGAGAGACTAGGGATTTTATAAAGAGATATAGTGAGATAGAAAATTTTAATGTTTATGGGAATGAGAGATTCATATATCAGTATATTTCTGAGAGATATCCTGAAGAGGAATTGAAGTTTGATATTGAAAAGATTAAATTAGTTACCCTTGATATTGAGGTTAAGTCTGAGCAAGGATTCCCTGATGTAGAATCTTGTGCTGAAGAGATACTTCTTATTACAATTCAGGACTATAATACAAAGCAGATTATAACTTGGGGTTTGGGTGGTTTTAAAAATAAACAAGAGAATGTTTTATACAAATCATTTAGAACTGAATATGAACTTCTAAATGATTTCATTAATTGGTGGATGATTGAGACTAATACACCAGAAGTTATTACTGGGTGGAATAGTAAGTTATATGATATTCCATATATGTGCCGTAGGATTGAAAGAATCCTTGGTGAGAAGTTGATGAAAAGAATGTCCCCTTGGGGATTAGTAACAGAAGATAGGACTGTTATTATGGGTCGTGAACATATTTCCTATGATATTGGTGGTGTATCTCAATTAGATTATCTTGATCTTTATAAGAAGTTTACTTACAAGGCACAAGAATCATATCGATTGGATTATATTGCTGGTGTAGAATTAGGGCAAAAGAAACTCGACCACTCTGAGTTTGATACTTTTAAAGATTTCTATACAAAAGGCTGGCAAAAATTTGTAGAGTATAATATAATTGACGTTGAACTTGTTGACCGTTTGGAAAGCAAGATGAAGCTCATTGAGCTTGCATTAAC